GACACCGTGACGGTGCTCCCGCAGGACGGCCAGACGCACCAGGTCCGGCTGGCTGGCATCGATGCCCCGGAGCGGGCGCAGCCGTTCGGTCAGCGCGCCAGGCAGCAGATGTCTGCTCTCGTGTTCGGCAAGCCAGTCGTGGTGGAGTGGTCCAAGAGAGACCGCTATCAGCGGATCGTCGGCAAGGTGCTCGTGGCGGATCGGGACACGGGCCTGGCGCTCGTGGCGTCCGGCCTGGCGTGGCATTTCAAGCGGTACCAGCACGAGCAGAGCGCAGCGGATCGCGCGCAGTACGCGGCCGCCGAAGAGCAGGCTCGATCCAGTGGCAAAGGGCTGTGGTCCGAAGCCCACCCGGTGCCGCCGTGGGAGTGGCGAGCGGCAAAGCGTCAGGGCGCGCCTGGGAATCTCTCCGGAGGATCCAGGGCTATAATCCGCAGCGACACGGGAGGGTGCGATGCAACTCGAGTTTGACGTGCAGCGCTTTGAAGACTCGTCGAAGCAGAATGGTGTCCGCTACTGGAATGCGCACGAATTCATGCGCACCCTCGGCTATGAAACCTGGCCCGTGTTCCAGAAGGTGATCAACAAGGCCATGGCGTCCTGCGCGGCGCTGAATGTGCAGATTCCGGACGTGTTCATTCCGGACACCTGGGTCGACGAGGGCCGTGAGGTACAAAGCTACCGGCTGACGCGGTTCGCCTGCTTTCTCGTGACGATGCACGCCGATTCGCGAAAGCCACAGGTCGCCCAGGCGAAGACGGTTCTGGCGGCGATTGCCGACGCGCTGGTGGAACAGCAGATCCGGCATGATGCGCTGGAGCGCATCGAGGTGCGAGACGACCTCCGGGATGGCGAGTCGATCATGAGCGCCGTAGCCCACCGTGCCGGCTTGCAGTCGCGTGAGTTCGGCATCTTCAAAGACGCGGGTTTTCGAGGGATGTACAACCTGTCGCTGCAGCAGTTGATTCTGCGCAAAGGGGTGTCCATCGAACGAAACCGTACGCTCTACGACTTCATGGGCAAAACCGAACTGGCTGCGAACTTGTTCCGGGTGACGCAAACGGCCGAGCGGATCAAGAACACCGGCGCGCAAGGCGTCCGGGAACTCAGCGACACGGCCCGCGAGGTCGGACAGGATGTCCGTAGCGTCATGCTGCGTTCGAGTGGCGTCGCGCCGGAGAACCTGCCTTTGGAAGAAGACTTGACGAAAGTCAAGGGCCGCCTGAAGTCGGCAGCCAAGGGGATGAAGAAGCTGGACGCACCGTCGAAGAAGCCTGTCAAGAACGGTTCGGATGAACCCAGGTCTTGATTCTTGAAAGGCCCTTGGCGCCGGCCAGGCCACAACCCCCTGCCCGAATCGTGATCGGGCGTTTATAAACGCGCGGCGGCCGCTCTGGCCGCCGGTTTGTCTGTTCGCGACATCCTCGGCGGCGACGCCGGCCGTTGGCTGTTGGCTACGGCCTCTGCTTCGCCGTCGCGCCCGTCGAATCGCTTCGTCCTTCTGCCCTGCGCGCGCGCGACCGACAATGGCCGCATGTCGCTTCGCCAAACCACCCGCAAGAGCACTGACCGCACGGCCGCAATCGCGAGCTGTGCCGTCGATTTGTCCGGCGCCGGCGGTGCGCCACGAGACGTGCGGTTGCTGCCGGCTGGCGAGTTCCGCTCCTGGGATGGCCGCCCGACTGACGTCGCCGCCTGGGTGATGACGGACGAAGACGGCCTGCGGCTGGTTGCGGAAGCGGCGGCGCGGGCGAGCGACCGAGTCATTGACTTCGAGCACGCGACCCTGCGTGCAAAGTCCGGCGGCGATCGGGCGCCGGCTGCCGGCTGGTTCCGGCGGCTCGAGTGGCGTCCAGGCGATGGACTGTGGGCGGTCGGCGTCCGCTGGACGGCGCAGGCTGCCCGGCATATCGCCGACCAGGAATACCGGTACGTGTCGCCGGTGTTCTCCTACGACAAGGAGTCGGGCCGCGTGGAGCGGCTCTTGCACGCCGCACTGACCAACGACCCGGGATTGGACGGGTTGACTGATCTCGCCGCCCTGGTGGCCGAGCTGTTTGCATCACCCACTATCGCACAGGAGTCTGCAATGCCTGCCATCCTCAAGAAGCTGCTGGCCGCTCTCGGCCTGCAGGAGACCGCTACCGAAGCCGAGGCGCTGTCCGCGGTCGAAGCCCTGAAAACCAACGTCGCCATGCTGAGCGCGCAGGTCGCGGCGCCCGATCCGGCGAAGTACGCCCCGCTGGCGGCGCTCTCGGCGCTGCAGACCGAGAACGCCCAGGTGAAGGGCCAACTGGCCGCGCTCACCGGCGAGATCGCCGCGGCAAAGGTGGCGAAGCAGGTTGCCGAAGCCCTGGCCGCAGGCAAGCTGACGCCGGCGATGGAAGGCTGGGCCAAGACCCTCGGGGCAGCCAACCCGACCGCGCTGAGCGCTTTTCTCGATGCCGCTCCGGTCGTCGTCGATCTGGGCGCCAAGCAGAGTGACGGCAAGCAGCCCGCTGGCACTGGCGGCCAGGCTCTGAGCGCGACGGAGCTGGCGGTCTGCCGGTCGATGGGCCTGGCGCCGGAGGACTACACCAAGACACGCCAGGCAGCCGCCTGACCGGCCTGAACCATTCCCTTTCCCAGGAGACCTGAATGCCCGCGCTCATCGCCGACCGCAATACTCCCAGTCGTGACAATGTCGATTTCTTCCTGCCGGTTGCTGCGGCCGCCAAGCTGTGGGCGGGCAGCATTGCCTGCCTCAACGCCTCCGGATTCCTGACCAAGGGCGCCGTGTCCACGACGCTGAAGGCGGTTGGCGTGGTGCAGGAGACCGTCGACAACACCCTCGGGGCGAACGGCGCGGTCGCCGGCAAGGTGCGCCGCGGCTGCTGGAAGTTCGGCAACTCGTCGGCTGGGGATCTGATCGCCGCCGCCGACTGGGGCGCGCAGTGCTTCATCGTCGATGACCAGACCGTGGCCAAGACGAACGGCGGCTCGACACGCTCGGTAGCCGGCATCATTCGCCACGTCGAAGCCGACGGCGTGTGGGTCGAGTTCTGACCGCCGCAAGATCCATCACTCACCAAGGAGTTTCCTATGCGCCATCTCTTTTCGTTCCGGTACGCCGCCATTGGCCTGGCGGTCCTGCTGGCCTTCGCGTGGTCCCTCGCCTTTCTCGTCGGATCGGCGGCGCCGATGGATCCAGGCGATCCGTGGCTGTTCGGCGCCGCCGGAATCATCGTCAACCGCGACAGCCTCACCGCGATGTACAACGGGTTCAAGACCGCCTACAACAACGCCTTTGCCGGCGTGCAGCCGATGTGGAGCAAGGTGGCAACGCTCGTGCCGTCGACCGCCAAGGTGGAGAGCTACGGCTGGCTGGGGCAGTTTCCCAAGTTGCGCGAGTGGGTTGGCGATCGCCAGGTGAAAGGCATCGCCGCGTCGAGCTACCAGATTGCGAACAAGAAGTTCGAGTCGTCGATCGGCGTCCCGCGGGATGATGTCGAGGACGATACCTATGGGGTGCTGGCGCCGCTGTTTGCCTCGATGGGCCAGTCGGCAGCAATACACCCCGACGAGCTGGTGTTCCAGCTGCTGGCAGCCGGCTTCACCACGACCTGTTTCGATGGGCAGTATTTCTTCGACTCGGATCATCCGGTCGGCGCCGGTGTCGTCAGCAATACGGGTGGCGGCGCGGGCAGCGCGTGGTATCTGCTGGATACCTCGCGGCCGCTGCGCCCGATCATTTTCCAGAAGCGCCGGGAGTACGCGCTGACCGCGCTGGTCGACGCCAATGATGAGGGCGTCTGGATGCGCGACGAATACCGCTACGGTGTCGATGCGCGTGTCAATGTCGGGTACGGCTTCTGGCAGATGGCCTACGGCAGCAAGCAGACGCTGGACGCGACCAGCTTCAATGCAGCGGTCGCGGCGATGATGGCGTTCGCCAGCGACGAGGGCCGGCCGCTCGGCATCAGCCCGAACCTGCTTGTGGTGGCGCCCGGCAACCGCGCCGCCGGCAAGGCGTTGGTCGAGGCCGAGACGCTGGCAAGCGGGGCCAGCAACACGAACTTCAAGGCGGTCGAGCTGTACGTCTGCCCCTGGCTGACCTGATAGCAACCAACTCTGTGTGGACGGTAGTGGCGCTCACCCCCGGCCCCGCGAAGAAAGATTGTGCGGGGCGGGCAGAGCGCATGGCGTCATTGACGACGAAACAGGGGGCCTCATGAAAGCAGGCGTTACACAACAAGATAGCAACCAACTCTCTGTGGACGGTGGTGGCGATAGCCCCCCGCCCCGCGAAGAAAGATTGTGCGGGGCGGGCAGAGCGCATGGCGTCATTGACGACGAAACAGGCGGCCTCATGAAAGCAGGCGTTACACAACAAGAAGCCCCGGCCGCGACGCCGCCGCGCGGCAAGGCCAGAACGCACCGCATCGTCGCCCTGCCTGATAGGGGCTTCTGGAGAGCCGGCAGGTGCTGGTCTCGCGCCGGCACCGACATCGACATCGGCGATTTCACCGACGAGGAGTGGGCGGCTCTGACGTCCGATCCGATGTTGGTCGTCGTCGCGCTCTGATCGCCAGGCGGCGGGAGGTACTGTGAGCAAAGGTAACTGGGCCGAGGCGCAAGTCTCCACGATTGACGGCCGCGTGGTGCTCGGAGCCGATGGTATGCCACTCGGGTTCCTTGGGCCGGATGGGCTGCTCCCTGCCGTGTACGGCATCGGTGTGCCGGGCCGGTTGGGTTTCGGCGTGGGTGTCTGCCCAGAAGTGCTGCCCAATGGGATGGTGGGGATGTACGGCTACACTGACCCAACGTCGGAGAACTACGGCAACTATCTGACCGCCGACGGTTCGGTGATGGTCTGGATCCCGGCCTTCTACGATCTGTGGGGCAATGGTGCCAACGGCTTGCCGGTAAACGGTGTGGGCATCATCGGCGCCAACGGATTTGCGAGTGAGGCCGCGGCGGCTGCGGCTGGCTACGCCTTGCATCGGGCTTTCTGGGATGGCGGCCGGCGCAAGAGCGGATTTTTCATCGACAAGTACCAATGCTCAGCATCGCCGCAAGGCATCGCCGTATCCATGAAAAATGAGCCGCCGCTGTCGTCTTCCGCAGCTCACAACCCGTTTTCCATTCTGAACGGCAGCCCGGCAACTGCGCACCACGGTTCGTTTGCCGCCGCGAAAACGCGCGGCCCGAGATTCTCCGTCGCGTCCCGATTCCAGTTCGCGGCTCTGGCGGAGCTGGCATACGCGCACGGCGCGCAAAGCACCAATGCAACGTTCTGCGCCTGGTACGACGCCGTGAACAACTGGCCAAAGGGCAACACGAACAATGCCCTGCGGGACTCGGCAGACACGTCCGTGATCTACGCTTCGGACGGCTACTTGAATTGCGGCCTCACTGGCAGCGGGGTGCCGTTCGCAAAAACAACCCACAACGGCCAGGGTTGCGGTGTTGCCGATCTGAACGGCAACATGTGGGAGATCTGCGTCGGCCTGACGAGCAACGGCACGGATTATTTGGTGTTGCGCCCGTCCGTCGCGATTGCCGATTTAACGAGCGGCTCCACGCTGGCGACCGATGCCTGGGGGGCTTCCGGCCGCGCCGCGAATTACGACAACCTCGGCCCATCCCTCGGCGCCCTGACCGCCTCGGTGACAACGAAGCTGTTTGGCAATGCGGCGGCGGTATTTGGCTCTGGCGGAAGCGGGGCGGAATGGACGGCCAGGTGCCTGGGCATCCCGCTCGCCGGAGGAGTTGGTGGAACGAACGCGTTCGGCAACGACGGGCTGTACGACAGCCGCCCAAGCGACATGTGCCCGATCTCCGGTGGGAGCTGGCTCCGCGGGTCGAATGCCGGTGTCTGGGCGTTGGATCTCAGCCATTCGCGGAGCAGCTCGCCCGATAGCGTTGGGTTCCGCGCGGCCTTGTATCTCTGAAGGCCCGAGCGATAGCGATGGGCCTGCACGACGAAGCCAAGCTGGATCGCAAATTCCTGGAGTTCGCGAAGTTGATGAATGTGTATCTGAATCACTTCCCGAAGCATGAAAAGTACGGTCTCACGTTGGAGATTCGCCGCGCGGCCTATGAGACGTACGCTTTCATCGTGGAGTGTCAGAAGCGCTACTACAAGAAGACGACCTTGGCGAACCTCGACATTCGCCATGAGCAATTGCGGATGCTGGTGAGGCTTGCGCATGCGCTGGGCTACTTTGAGTTCACGAACGGCAAGCGCGCCGAGCGTTCGCCGGCCGCTGCCGGCGAGCATCGCTACGTCGCGTTGTCGCGCTTGATTGATGAGTTGGGTCGGATGATCGGCGGATGGATCGTCGCCGATCGCCAGCTCGATAAACGGGAGGCGTCTTGACATGTGCCCGATCTCCGGTGGGAACTGGAACAACGGGTCGAATGCCGGTGTCTGGGCGTTGAATCTCAGCAATTCGCGGAGCAGCTCGAACGATAACGTTGGGTTCCGCGCGGACTCGATTTCACCTCAAGGGCTGCTGTTTGGCCGCAGTGGAATCAAGGGAGGCGCTTTCCGGCGCGCAGTTGCGGCTTTTACCATTGCTGCGGCGAAATCGGTCGGCTTTCGCCTTTCTGGTAGGCCTGCCGTCGGCAGGGTCGAAGGTCAGGCGAAATGAGACGTTCCGGCCACCTTTACGAGCAGGCATTCACGCCAGATGCGCTGATGGCTGCGTTTCATGCTGCCGCACGCAACAAGCACGGCAAGCGATCTTGCTTCGCCTTTGAGAGGCGCTTGGCCCGCAATCTCGACGCGCTTCACCAAGAGCTTGCTGACGGCAGCTATCGGCCGCAGCCCTACTACAGTTTTCAGGTCAGCCAGCCAAAGCCCAGGAGAATCTACGCGCCTGCTTTTCGCGACCTGGTGGTGCAGCACGCGGTCTACGCTGTCTGTGGGCCGATCTTCGAACGCTGCTTCATTGCGCAGTCGTTCGCTTGTCGGCGCGGCTACGGCACGCACAAGGCGGCGGACTACGCGCAGGCTGCATTGCAGGGCAGCCCGCGAGGCAGCTACGTGCTCAAGCTCGATATCCGGAAGTTCTTCTATCGGATTGACCGTCGCGTTCTGCGCGAGCAGGTCGAGCGCAAGATCAAGGATGCTCGCTTCGTCGACTTGATGATGCGATTCGCCGACTACGCGGAGGCCG